GGATACCTATCGTTGCTAATGTTTGACCTAGTCCGCTACCGGCACCGCCACCAGTACCTACTATTTTTGCTGCTTGATCATAAGTAATACCTTCTTTAGCTGCATAGTTTTTTATTTTTTGAGCTACACTGTCTTTATTTTGAAAAAATTTCATAGGGTTTATATCTCCTAACTTAAATCCTCTAGCTGCTCCGTCAATCATTTTTTTACCTGCTGCTCTTTGAAGACCAAATAAATTACCACCTCCTGCATAATATCCTCCAGCAGCTATTAAAGCAGCTTTAGCTATTGGACTTTTAAAAACTTTCTTAACTGCTCTTGCAGCTTTTTTAAAAAAACTACCAAAACCATATGCACGTCTGCCATCAGAACCCATGATACCACCATAAGCAGCCATCTCTCTTTCAGGTTCCATCATTGCTTGTTCTTGCATTTGTGGTTGCATCATTTCAGATTGCATCATTTCTTGTTCTTGCATCTGTCCACCTTGTTGTTGGGACATTGCTTGCATCATTAATTGTTTGTATGCATCAAAAGTTGTACCTTGAGGTACATCACCTTTTCTTAATGCGTCTAAAAATAATTGATATAGTTCTGCATCAATACCTGGTGCTGATGCCATCTCTTCTTGTTGTGGAATTTGACTTCCTTCTAATCTTAAATCAGGTGCACCTGCTTGTAAATTTTCTTCTTCCATTCCACCCATATTAAATCCTGTTCTGCCACCTTGAGCAAATCTTCTTGCTACTCTGTTGTCTCTTGCGGCGTATAAATCAAAGTCATAAGGAGTTGGTTCTTCCTCGATAACTTCTTGTTGTATATTTGGTTGTATCATAAATGGTCTTGGAATCAAGTCACTATCTCCGTCTGGAGTAACATCAGGATTACGAGTTGGTGGAGCATCATAAAGTCCAGTTTTAGTATTGTAAGAACCGGCATTAATAGGTCCTGTATAAAAATTACCACCAATTCTAGCATTACTAATTTGAGCTTCTATTGCAGCTTTTTTATCTAAGTCTCTACCTATTGCAAACGAAGCTACGGTTCCTGCACCAGGTATAATTGCATTACCTCCATACTTTACAGTATTAAGAAGCATCCTGTTATTTTCTCTATTAAATCTTTCCTGAGATTTCTTGTCTCTTTCAATATAAGCATCAACTGGAATTCTTCTTGTTGCAGCTGCACCTTTTTTAAAAGTTTTAGGAGCAACTTTTTGTAAAGTTGTTTTTTTACCTTCTTTGACTGCTTCTGTAATAATTCTTTGTTCTTCTCTAATTTTTTCTTGTCTAATTTCTTCAGCTTGTGCTGCGGCTGCAGCCGCTCTTTGATTTGCTATTGCTGTATTTGTTCTAACACTTTGTTGATAGGCATCATCAGTTCCACCTCCATAATCACTACGACTTCCTCCGCTTCTTGAATTTCCTGCTGCTGAATCAAAAGTATCTTGTGCTGATCCATAACCAGAACCACCTCCACCAAAATCAACATAACTTTTAATACCTGTGCCGTTTACATCTATACCAGCACCACCCATTTTTTTTAAAAGTTTAGCTTCTCTAGAATTAATGTAGGCTAGTCTTTCACCTTTAGGTGCTATTTCATTTAATAATTGTTTTGCTTGTTGTGCTCTAGTTATTGCCATAATCTATACTGTTACTTGTCGTGGTTTAATTTCTAAGGCAGACAAAACTACATGCAAACGATTAGCTGTAGCTGCTGTAATTTTAATAATTTCACTTTCCTCTACAACTAGAGGTGCAGTCAATAATTCAACTGTAGCGTTAGCGCCGATAGCTTTAGTCTTAAACAAACTAAAAACGGCGGAACTTGTGTTAGTTAATGATACAGTAATTGTGTCTGCATTACCAGTGTCTTCTGACACTAAAATTGATTTAATTACAGCTGTTGTGGCTGTAGGTACGGTATATATAGTAGTAACGCTAGTTGTTGTTAGGTCTACTTTTTTGTTTACAAATGAATTTGCCATTAATTTAAAAAAAAGTTAAACGCTTCAATCTCATCTTTTAAGTCTTGTTGAAACGTAGTGTTAAGTTTTTGTAGTACAGCATCTAAATCTCTATTTAAAGACTGAGCATTTAATTGATTATATTCTTTTGATGGAAAAGTTAGTACCTGTGTTATTCTAGCCATTATCTTCTACCATCTGGTTGTATATCTAATCTAAATGTACCAAGTTTCCAAAATTGACTTGTACTTGTGTTAGATACTTTTAATGATATAGCACGTGCTCTTGCTCTTGTATCTATTTTTTTAGTGCTTGTTGTAACTGTAAATGGTCCTAATGCTGAGCTTGCTTCTACGTCAGTTGGAAAATCTCTTAATTGTAATGTAATTGTTGCATCTCCTGTTTGAGATAGAAAGTCTGGTAATACTCTGCTTATTTTCATCATAAATTCACCATCACCTTTTGTACTTGCTCCGCCTTCTTTAGTAATTGATATATCAAAATCTCCTGATTCTATGTTTGCAGCAATGGCTGATTCAGCTCCTTCTTTAACTTGGTTTAATCCTTTTTCATGTTCATAGTATATTGAAACACCATCACTGTTTCCTTGTACATATGTTGCTGAACCTACTGTACCATTTGTAGAGGTATCATATTCTGTTGCATGTGGTTTACCAAATACAGCTGAGTCTGTCCAAGCTGTTCTATTTAATGTACCTGTTGTCCAAATAGGTCTATCCTTTGAAGAATCAAAATAATTATATGTTACAACTCTGTTCACTGTGTTGGCACCGGAGGATACATAAAACCAATTAATCTCACCAAACAAATTGTTTAGTCCTGCGTTAACGTGTTGTTTAGTTACTGTATTTAAATCATCAAAAACAAAATCTTCTACTAGACAAGGTAGTGATTCTAACTGTCCACCATATCTAAAGAAACCATTTTCTGACATCCAATAAACTGTACCATCAACTTCTACTGCAGCATTCTTACCAATCAATCCACAGTTAGTTCCTACTTGTTCAAAGGCAAATGTAAAAGGTGCACCAACAAAACGCATTAAAAATAATGCTGTGTCAGTCCATACATAGATTGCATTTCTACCTCTAAGTGCGCCCATGATCCGTGATCCATCGGCCAGTCTTTGTGTACCAGCACTATTGGTTGCTGTAGGTACGTAGTCTGTAATATCTTCTTGAGAAGAGAATCTTATAAACATTTGATCTTGTGTAGATTTAGTTCCAATAGTTGTTTCAGTTCCAAAAAATACTAAGTGTCGATCCGGTGTAGATACTAACATATCACGTGACGCTGTAGGTGCACCTGATGCTAAAGTTGCTCTTGTGTTTGTAGCGTCTGTACCTTCAGAACTCCAAGTAAAAGTTTCACCACTAAATATTGTTGCAATTAAAGTATTACCAAAATTATCTAATGCCCATAAACCTGGCGCTGTAATTATATCTCCTGATGGAGCTGAACCCCAACCAGAATAAGCTGCTGCTTCCGTAACAACCGCACCTGAAGAATGTGTTGCTGCCGTTGTACCATTTGCTCCTCTAGTTAATCCTGATAAAGTGTTACCACTTACCGAACTGTATGCAATTAATTCTGTACCAATGATCACGGTTCCTGATGAAGGAAATGATGTAGCACTAGCTATTGTTAAACTTGTAACTGATGCGTTGATACCAGAAGCTAATGAAGATACAAATGTACCAGAAGCTGTTCCACCCCATTGACCTAATGACCAACCCGTGGCTGCTACTTCAACAGCAGGTCCTACTCTAAAATAAGCTTGTACTCTGATACCACCAGAAGTTGTTGCACCAGATCCACCTTCAGTAGATGCTAAAAGTATTGTGCAAGTTCTATCTGTTGGAATAGATTTAATTTCAAATCTAATACTATCAAAATTTGCAGAGTTAAAATTAGAATTTGTAATAGATGAAAAATTATCACATAAGATAACATCCCCAATGTTTAAACCATGGTCTGCTGCAAAAGTTATTGTAACTGTTGCTGATCCATTAGTTGTAGAGAATGCACTTGTTAAAGTTGATGTAGCTCTAATAGGGTGAATGTCATAAAAGATACCACCAGAGTATACATATAAAATTTTGTTAGTTCCTAAAGCAGCATACTTAATACCAACGGTATTTACAAAATGAGCTATAGCTGTGTTTCTTCCAGTTAATTCTGTTGAACCAAGTTGTGCCCAGCCACCAATTTTTTCTGGTGTACCATATCTAAACCTAACATTATCACCATCTATCCATTGGCCTTCGCCTCCAGTTGCAGTAACTTGTTTATTGAATCCTGGTACAATACCAATTTTTTGTAACATATGTCCTTTAGATTATAATAAAATGCGTTGTGAATCAACGAGTTTTGGGTATACCCAACATAGGTCTTTTATCATATAAATTGGACTTTGCAAAGCGTCCATTTGCATGATTATAGTGTAGG